GCAGAAATCGTGGAATGATACCCTTGATGAATTCATCAACGACGTATCTTTTTTCCGTAAAAAAACCTATATAAAATTCTCCCCTGAGATACGAGGTCATATTAACCTCCTATTAATTGGGCTATGTCTTCCTTGTATTCGCGGTAGACGCCAGCGCATCTGGGGATATGAATTAAGTACAAAATACGAAAACGTATATGTGCCCACTAACGAAGGCAAAGAACTTAAAATATTAGGTCAAGCCATCGTAATGCACAACAGCGAAGACTACTACATTGAAGATGTGGTAGGGTGGTTAAATACCGCAGTGCCCCACGCACCAATGTCAGTAGAGACATTTTATCATATATTACGAGAGCGCCCATTATTCCCAGAATCGTTAGGGCCGCTAGAAGCCAGAATACAGACATTTTTAAATGGACTCCCCGGACAGCACAACAGATTTGCCCCCACCTCCAAAAAGGGTAAAGAAGAGACCTCCGACGAAGAAGGAGAAGGCGGAGACGAAGGAGATTCGTAAGAAGAAGGTTGCCGAGTTCGTCAAACTTCAAAAAAAGAAAATAGACGAGAAGAAAACTCTCGAAAAGAAATTAAAAGAAAAAGCCGAGAAGCAAGCATGGGCGTATGTCCAAAGTAAAAAGCGTTCAGGCATTCTATCCAAAGAGATAGAAGACGTTGCTGGGGCTGCCGTTGTAAATGAGATTGCCCGAAATCACAAAGTAATATTTCAACCTTTTCCTAAACAGGTAGCATACCTCGAAGCGGCAGAAGACCATGTGCTTGCGGGCGGCGGCAGAGGTAGCGGGAAAAGCGAAGCGTTCTTTATAGAACCACTAAGGTACGTAAGTAACCCCGTGTTTAGAGGGTTATTTATTCGTAAAAACCTTAAAGACTTGCAAGATTTAATAGGCAGGGCTATTGATAAGTACAAGGCGTTAATACCCTCTGTACAGTATAAAATAAAAGACCAAATATTTGTATTCCCTTCTGGTGCCACTATCTCCTTCGGCCACCTAGATGATGAGCAAGCCGTAGAGAAATACCGTGGTCAAGAATATGCCTTTATTGGGATTGATGAAATTTCCCAAATCCCAGAATACAACTGGGTGTCCCGTCTACTAGGCTCGTTACGTTGCTCAGACCCAAATCAAAAAACATACTTTAGGGCAACTACTAACTGGACAGGGGTTGGCATTGACTGGGTAAAAGAGTATTTCCACGTAGATACTCATCCGCAGGGTAAAACTATTGTCGAACGGTCAGAGGTTACGCTCCCAGACGGCGCTAAAAAAGAAGTTATGCTCACAAAAAAGTGGTTTAATTCCACTATTTTTGACAACCCAAAGATGGCAAATGATACTCAGTATCTTGCATTTTTGAACTCCCAACCAGAATATCTTAAAAGAGCGTGGCTATACGGCGAAACAACGTCGGTTGAAGGTATTGCCTTCCCCGACTTTAGTAAAGAAACGCACGTTATACCCAACTTTGAGATACCGAGAAGCTGGAAAAAGTTCTCTGGGGCTGATTATGGATATTCTGACGGTGCCGCTAACATCTGGATAGCAGTATCTCCTGAGGGAGACCATTACGTATACCGAGAATTTGTCTGCAATAAGAAAAAAGACACAGGAAAACACTACACAGCAAAAGAATTTGCTCAAAAAGCCCTAGAAATAGAGCAGGAAGCTCAAGAATACGTCCTACGGCGCATCATTGACGGTTCTGTATGGGATAAAAGAGGTTCTAATGAACCTTCTTTGTACGATGAGATGCGGCAAGTAGGGTATATCGCTATGCCAGCAGACCAAACTGCAGGTTCAAGGCGGGCGGGCAAGAACAAAATACACGAATTGCTCAGAATAGACCCTGAAACTAAGAAGCCAAAGCTGTTTGTAACAGATAATTGTGTGAATATCATTAAAATGTTCTACGGACTCCCGTTAGACAGTAAAAATGCGGAAGATGTGGATACCAAACACCCGCTTGATTGCGAATATGATGCACTAAGGTATGTGCTCATGTCCCGACCTTCGGGTAGGCCGAAACTAGTCGGGTATAATACCCCCATAATCTATTAAGGAGACCTATAATGAAAAACATGGAAAAACCATCGCCATATGGCAAAAAAATGACTAAAGCTGCAGGCAAAACGCCTGTACTTGATACTAAAAAGACTGCTACAATCGCTGGTAAAAGCGAAACTAAAGCGAAGACTAAAGCTTCTGCGATGCCTAAAGGCTCGACGGTTAGTGCATTTGGTGAAAACGGTAAAAAGAAAAAATAACCAGTGAAACTCTTTGATGGTATTACGGGTAAAGACGCCACGACATCGATGGATGCGTCTCAGCCGGTAGAGTTTACAGAGTATTCTGAGCACAGCAAAGAATACGCTCTGGGACAAATCGCCGGTGTTGTGGAGTCTTATTATCGGCAAGCTAGGGATGCTCGAAATACCATCGAGTCCGAATGGCTTGCATCTATGCGTCAATGGCGCGGCGAACATTCCCCAGAGGAAGTCGCTGCGATTAATCGTCGTAAAGAACGTAATCCGTATACTGTTGAAAACTTCATTAAGATTACTAAGACCAAAGCCACTGCTGCACTTGGTCAGATTATCGACCTTGTGTTTGATAATGACCGTATTCCTATCAGTATTCGTCCCACGACTATCCCAGAGGGCGGCGTTGAAGATGTAGTACACCTACAAGCAGAGCAGGCAAAAGTGCCTACTGAAATGCTTGACCCGTATGGGTATCCCGGAGACGGAAATACTCTCGCACCGGGAGCAGATAGTAAGACAATGCTCGGCGCTATGGCTGCCAAGCTACAAAAATATTTAACAGATAAAAAAGTGGTCAAAGGCCCGTCCCCAGACCCTCAGACCTCTCCGGTACTTACGCCAGCAGAAGATGCAGCGTACCGTATGGAAAAGACGGTTATCGACCAACTAGAGGAACAGCACTTCCAGCGGGAAACTCGCAGAGCCTTCTGGCAAATGGTAGTGCTTGGCACAGGTGTCATGAAAGGCCCTATGACCAAAGCTGAAGTTTCTCACCGCTGGGTAAAGAATCCATACACGGGAGTAAACGAATATACTCCTGAAGTAACTAAAAAACCAATTTGCACATATGTCTCGTGCTGGAATTTTTATCCCGACCCTTATGCCACCCGCATCGAAGACGCGGCATACGTCGTAGAGAAGCACCGCTTTTCCCCAGACGCTTTTGCAGAATTGCGTCGCTACGAAGGCTTCGATAAGAAAACTATCGACTACCTAATTGCTAAAGGCCCCGCCCCCATCGAGCGCGAATGGTGGGAGGACAGTATCCGTGATGTCACGAACACTGACAGTAACATGATGCAGTTCGAAGTAAAAGAATACTGGGGCGTGCTAGACAAAAAGTTCTTAGCCTCGCTTAGAGAAATGCTCGGCGACGACATTGAAGAAGGACTTGACCAGTACCACGTAAACGTGTGGACGTGTCAGGGATATGTGCTTCGCCTGATTATCAATCCGTTCGTACCAATGCGGATACCTTATTACGCCGCCCCATACGAAGAACATCCAGAACAAATCTGGGGCATCTCGTTACCACAGAACATGGCCGACGTACAGCGTCAAATGAATGTCCATTACGACATGATGGTGGACAACTTAGCATTCTCTGGTAATTGCGTATTCGAAATTAACGAAACGTATCTCGCAGACAACCAAGACGCAGGCGTGTACGCGGGTAAGATTTTCCGCACCACTGGCCCTCTTGGTCAAGCAGTACGAAGCATCAATTTTAATAACACCTCTCAGCAACACATGATGGCTTTCGATAAGGCCCGTCAGATTGCAGACGAGGTCACTGGGCAACCCTCATACGCCCACGGGGGTACATCAACCACTGGTTCTACTCGTACCGCAAGCGGTATGTCCATGCTTATGTCTGCTGCTGCAGGTAACATCAGACAGGTAGTAAAAAATGTTGACGAGTATTTATTAAAACCTGTTGGCGAAGCATATTTTAATTGGAATATGCAGCATAACGACGACATCGAAATTAAAGGTGATGTTCGTGTTGTCGCAGGCGGTACTGCATCCCTTATCAAACGTGAACTTATGTCTCAACGTATCCTGCAATATATGCAGGTTGCTGGTGGGGTTCAACCTCTGGCTATCCAAACAAACTGGAATTACGTCAACAAAGAATTTGCACGCTCTCTCGGCCTAGATTCGGATAAGCTGCAGGCAGACAGTGCAACTATGGCGCTTAATGCAGAAA